TGGGCGCCCAAATCGGGCCCGAGGTGGTGACCACGGTGATTGCCGTCGCGCCCGCCGAGACCGTGCCGCCGGCAGGGTCGATGACGCAGCCGGCGGTGTCGAGGCGCAGACCGGGGTCGTCGAGCGTCGGTGCATCCCAGGGCTTGGCGGGCGACGTGTTCGTGCTGATGTCCCACGAGAACGCGTTCAGTAGCTGGTTCGTGCCCTCAATGATGACGTCGGGCGGCGAGCCCACCACCTGTGCCAGCTCGCCCGCCACGGTCATTCGGGCACCGAATACGCGGCCCCGCCAGGCGTTGATCAGCGAGGTGTTACGCGCCAAGTCGAGCGATATCTGCGACCATCGCAGCTCGCGCCGCGTGCCCATGAACACCCGCCAGGCTGCGTGGTTGGGCAGCACGGTGTCGGTGGCCACGTTGATCGTCACGCTGTCGTCGTACCGCCCCTCGGCGGCGACGTGCGCGGCGTCGAAGTACCGGATGCCCTGCGCGCCGCCGTCGCGGCTGACCGTCCAGTCGTTCCGGATGGCCTGGTCATCGACGGTGACCTCGGGCGGCTGCGAGAGGTGCCCCTGGTTGCGGTCAAGAATGATCGTCGGCGTCGGCCAGTAGCGCAGCGACCGGGGACGCATGGCCAGGCCGAAACCGGATTCGTGCATCAGGCCGTAGTCGGCCTCGGCGCACGAGCGCAGCAACGGCACAATGGCGTCAATCCGCTGCGGCCCCATCGGCTCACTCGGGGACGGCTCGACGTAGCCCGGGATGCCTTCCTCGCGCAGCAGCCGCCGGAACCTGTCGCCCGCCTGCTCGCCGATGTACCCGTTGCTGAGTAGCGAGAACGTGTCGTCGACGAACGGCAGCGTGTTCTGCCCGAGCCAGGCATGCGCGACGAACGTCCCCGCGATGCCTGCGCTCCCCTGAAACGTGAGGCTGACCGCGGACGCCGGCACGCTGCTGACGTATACGCCGTTGCTCGTCCAGTAGGTGGTCAGGCCGACCTGGTGGTGGAGCAGTGACCAGTTGGTATTGAAGCCGACGACCTCGGTCTCAAACTGCACGGCCACCCATTTGGTCGTGTTGACGTCGCCGCCCCACGCCCCCGGCGTGCTGAAAACCGAGACGCCATCCTGGTCGTAACCCGAGATCGTGTAGCCGGTCGAGTCGACGTTGAGCACGATGCGCACGGCGCGGCCCGTGGCGCCGATCGTCACGAAATCGGTCGAGCCCGTGATCGCGCCAGGGTAGCGGAAAAACCACATGGCCGAGAAACCCGTGCCGCCGTTGCGCTGGCGGGCGACGCCGTACAGGCGCGAGGCGGCACTGTTCAGCTTGGCCACCTGCAGCGCGCTGACGAGGTCGGTGGCCGCCCCGAACGCAATATCCGTGGCCGACATGGGGGCGCCGTTCGGCAGCGCGCTGGCGGCCACGACAGTGCCGTCGTCGTCCTCGAGCGGCCAGTAGGCCGATGGGACGACGCGACTGTCGGAGACACCGGTCAGCTGACGCAGTAGGGGGGATTTGAGGGGCGTCGATCCCTGCTGCAGTCGGCGCAGTACGCCGGCCGCCTTGATGGGGGCGGTCGAGTCGCGGCCACTCTGATCCCACCGCACTGGCCACTCGACGACGTTGCCGCTGGCCTCGATCGATTCGAGTCGGTAATCGTCGACAGTGAAGATCACGGCGCCAGCGTTGCTGCTGCCGCCCTGGCGCCACAGCATCATGCCATTTTGCGAACTCTGCGTGACAACCGCCGAGCCGTCGTTATAGCCGGCCATCCACGTCAACGGCTCACTACCCGAGGTCGGCCAAACCGACATCGTCATCTGCGAGCCGTTCAGATACCAGTGCATGCGGAACGTCTGCCCCGCGGTGTACCCGCCGGGGATCGGAACGTTGGCGACGAACGTCGATCCGGTAGTGCGGACGCGCAGGATGCGCAGCGACGCGACGCCGGAGACCTCCCAGTAGATGGCGAACAGGTAGTAGTCACCGACCGCAGCCCGGCGGGCAATCGCGGCCGTGACCATTGAGGCGCCCGTAGCAACGGCGCTAATGCTGACCGTTGCGTATCCCTCGACGTTCAGTGCGTTGCCCGTCGAGAGCGTGGCGATTCGGGCCAGGTTGGGAACGGAGTGCGAGAGCAGCGCCTTGCTGCCGTCGGTCGAGAAGTCGGAAAGGGTGCCGGAGTGCACCCACGTGGGGCCGTCGGGGACGGTCCCCCAACCGTTGGCAGTCACGCGGGTGAACGGGTCGACCGCGATATCAACGCCCACCCTGATCGGGCAGTTGCGGCGCAGCAGGGGGTAGTAGGGGCCGAGGGGGTTGGCCGGCACGAAATCGCCAGTCCGGTTGTCCATCGTCATCGAGATCTGCCCGGCGTCGACGTTGGCCGCCTCGTCGCCGCGGCCGTCGGAGATCGAGACACCCTGCTCGATGCGCACCTTGTCCGTGATGTCCACCCATGGCGGCCAGCTGGTGGCGTCAGCGGCAGGATCGGCACCCGGCGAGATTTTGACCCTGAGCGGCAGGGGCGTCTGAGGGAAGGCCATCAGGCGATCGCATTCTCAATGAGGCCGGTCGTCCGGATGAGGTACCGAACGAGCGCGACCAACCGCGGATCTTGGCCGTCGACGATAACGCGGACGACGCGCGACCCCCTACCGAGGATGGAGCCCCCGCCGGCACTACGCGGCGCAGGCGAACTCTGCTGCCCCATCACGCCGCGGGTCATGCTGGCGGTCAGCACGGTGCCGTTGGTCTGCGGCACGACCAGCTCGGGACCTTCCTCGCCGACGAGGTACGGCGTGTCGCGCTGCACGGGACCGCCCTTGGCCCGGGCCTCGTTCTTGCGCACGGCGGCCGCGGCGGCGCTGACGCTGCTCGTGCCCGTGATGCGCATGGCGATGGAAACGACGCGCGGGATTCGACCGAGCGCGGCGCGCACGTTGTCGATGCCGACCTTGGCGTTTTTGACGTCGCCCTTGATCGTCACGGTGCGATTCTTGGGGATCTTCAGCACCTTGTCGGCGAGGTTGTTCGCTTCCTTCGCGGTGTACCCCGCTGCCTGCGCCGCCTTGATGAACGAGGCGCGCTGACGGTCGTACGACGCGTTGCTCTTGTTCGCCGAGACGTTGGCCTTGTCGTTGGCGGTCGTCGTCGTGTTGTACGCCCGCGCGAGTGCCGCGATCGTGTCCCTGTTCTTGCGGCCCTTCTCGCTGTTCCGGCTATGCGTCTCGCCGTTCTCTTTGAGCGCCTTGGTGGCGTCGACGGTGGCCTGCGTAGCGCGCGTCTCGGCCTCGTACACCGAGAGGTTACTGTCGGCAAACTCGTCCATCGCGTTGATGAGCGCGTTCAGCTTGGTCTCTGCGTCCTTGGCCGCCTTGTCGATCAGCTCGGTGGCCTCTTGAAACTTGCTCGCCGAGTTGGTCGCGGGGTCGATCTTGGATGGCGCGTCACCGAACAGGCCGAGCACGAGGCGCAGGCCGGTGTCGCCACCGATCTTGCGATTCCACTCGTACATGGTGGCGAGCAGATCGACGACCTTGGTCAGGCTGCCGATGCCCTGCTCGATGGTCGTGAACAGGATATTGAGCGCGTCAGCGCCGGAGTTGGCGTGCTTGGCGGCAGTCTCGAAAAGCGTGCCGATGCGCTCGCCGATCTCGGGTAGGTGATCCGAGATCGTGGCGATGACGGGCCCTGCCGCAGCGTTGGCCTTGGCGAAACCTGTGGCGACATTCTCGACCATGCCGAGGACACCGCGGACAAGCGGGTCGAGGTAGCCGGCCGAGTTTTTGAAGACGCTACGGATGGTCGGCTCGAGGGTGCCGATCGAGCCCTTGGCCGATTCGATGGCGCGCTGCACGGCCGGCACGAACGGCGTGGCCGCGTCCTGAAACATGCGCTTGGCGCCGTCACCGAGCGACTTCCACGCGCTGATGACGCGCTGATCCTTGGCTGCGATCGTGACACCGCCGATGACACCGCCGATGCCTGCGGCGCCGACGACGGCAGCCGAGATCGTCGCGCCGATGAACGGGGCGGCGGCCAGCGCGGCGGGGCCGATGGCCATGGCCATGCCCGGGGTGCCGCTGCCGAGCGCGGTCGTGATGCCGCTGACCAGCTTCTTGCCGAACGACTGACCCTCGGCCTCGCCGTCGGGCAGCAGGTTGCGCGCCTTGGTGAGCTGCGAGAGGTTGCTGCTCTCCCGTTTCATCTGCCGACTGATGTTCAGCCGCTCGGCCGCCGAGCTGGCCTTGGCGAACTCCCGGGCCAGCACCTGCAGACTGTCCTTGGCCGAGTTGATCTCATGGTCGAGTTTCTCGACCTCGCGGTCGGCGACGCGCATGGCGGCGGCAGCCTCGCTGCCGGTCGACCGGAACAGCGACTTGACGCGACCGAGGACGGCACCGACGCCGCTTTCTTTGCCGATCACGTTGAAGACGACGCTCGTATCCGTCACTCGTCAGCCGCCTCTCGTCGTCGCTGCAACCCTGAGCATAGAGTGAGCAGCTCGCCGATGGTCAGTCCGTCGACTTCCCTCGGCGGGACGTGGCAGTGCGCGGCGAGCTCGTAGAGGTACGCCTGGCGGATTTCGGCGAGGGTGCCGGCGCCGTCGAGGGCATGATCGGGTCCGGTTCGCCGACGCTGGGCTCGCCATCTTTTGGGTCAGCGATCGACGCCGCCTCGGTCACTTCGGCCTCGCCGTCGCCCGCCTCGAAGAGAGCGGCCTCGGCGTACTCTTCCTCGAGCAGCGCCAGCGCCTCGTCCCGCTTCTCGGGCGTGACGTGGAGATTGGCGTTGATCTGATCGCGCAGGTCGGCCAGCTCGGCCGTACCGTACTCGACGACGAGCTGCCCCATCTTGAAATCGGGCACGTCGGAGAGCGACAGGTCGGGGTGGTCGCGGCGCATCAGGTGCCAGAGCAGCACCCGGCGGGCCCGGGCCGTGCGGTTGAGCAGCGCACGAACGAAATCGTCCCACGTGCTGCCGCGGCCCATGGCCTGCTCGATCCGCTCACCCTCGGAGACGGTGACGTCGTCGGCATCGAACAGCCAGCGCTGCGGGGCGTCGCCGCCGAGGTACGTAACTCTGAGCATGTTACGAGCCTATCATCGGCGCGTGGCGTCGGATCAGGCGAACATGTTCGCCGACGCGTTGAGGCCGATGACCAGCATGTCATCCGAGCGCGCCGACAGGGTGGCGGTGGCGGTGGCTGCAATCTCGGCAGCAACCGCGCCAGTCGTGATGACCGCGCCATCCGTGACCGTCTTGACGGGCACAAGCGCCTCGTGCAGGCTGCCCGCGGCGTTCAGGACGACGAGGTCGGAACGGAAGCTCTCGGCCTGCGCGTCGGTAGCCTCGGTCAGCTCGTCCTGCTCACGAGCGAACAGGTCACCGGTGATGATACGGACCGAGTAGATGGTGACATCCTCGTGAACCGTGATCGCCTCGACGATGGCCGGAATATCCATGTCGTCGATGATGACGATGTCGAGTGTCCGGATCGCTGCGGTGGCGCTGCTCTGTGTCATGGATAGAGCCTAACATGTGCCTAACATGCTGTCTACCCGGCGCGGCGCGCGGCGATGCGGTCTGCCATGTCCTGCACGGCCTGCACGACGGCGTCGCGCATTTCGTCGACACGCTCTTCGAGCGGGCGATCGAAGTAGCCCGGGGCGCCGATCTGCTGCACGCTCGTGCCGCGGCGACCCCATAGCGGGTGCGACCATCCCTCGTCACGGTTGAGACGGCGAGCGGCGTCGGTGAAGCCGCGCGGCATGCCCTTGCGGCTGATCGCTACGCGCACGCCAGGGTTGTCGCCCGAAAACCGCGTCTTGGCCGAAAGGTTGTTGAGCACGGTCGTGCGCAGCGGTGGCGACGCGCCTGGGCCCGCGCTGCCCATCGCCATGAGCTCGCCGCGGATGATGGGCAGCGCGGGCTCGACTGCGGCGCGCAGGTTCTTGCCAAGATCCTTCTTCAGCTGCTTGCCGTCGAGCTCGTACGTCAGCACGCTGTCGATGGCCTCGAGCGCCTGCTGATCGAGCGACAGGTGCACGGGCATGGGTCAGCCGATGCCCGCGGTGGCCAGCACCAGAAACGACGGCGTCGTGCCGCTGATCGTGTAGCTGATGCGCCAGAATGCATCGGTCGTGGGGCCCGCCGAAGCTTTCCACTCGGAGCCTCGGGCGGTCGCAGCCGTGAAGGTGGCCCGGGTGGTCGGCGAGCCGAAACCGACCAGCGCGGCCGACTGCAGTACCGCGGTGAACGACGGCGTCGTGCCGGCCACGCTGAGCACGTGCAGCGCGGCGTACATGCTGCGGCCCGCAGGGACGGCGCCGAGGTTGACGATCGTGCCCGTACCGGTCGCGGTGCGCGCGGTGCCCGGGTTGAGCAAGGTGGCGCCGCGAGCGTAGGGGCCCGACGAAACGGCCGAGGCCTCGTACGGCGCGATCTCGCCGACGGGGCCGAGGACGGCGTACGAGGTGCGCACCATGTTGGCCAGGTAGGCCAGGCTGCCCTCGGTCGGCCAGCCGGCGGGGCCCGAGAACGACCACGGGCCGTTGCCACCGAAGTTGGCCCACATGTCGTCGTCGACGAGGTTGGCGCCGTTGGCCTCCCAGAAACCGCCCGCGGCGACCGAGGCCGAGCCGAGGCCGGCCATGTTCTCCTGCCAGAGCGTCCCGTTTCCGTCGACGCTACCGAACGTCGTGGCGACCTTGACTTCCGCGTTGGGCTCGAAGGCTACGCGGTTGGACACGGCGGTCAGGTCGCAGGCGCCAGCCACGATGCGCACGTTGGTGAGTAGCTGCTTAGGCATGGGTCACGCTGCTTTCTCGCCATAGACGTCGGCCAGCAACTCGGCGCCGAGGTACGGAACGCCATTGTGAATGTACATACGGTAGGCCTGTATCCGGGTGATGGCGAGGTCCGAGCAGGCGCCGCCGAGAGTCTGCGGCAGCCCGGCGGCGTGCGGGCCCTCGATGGCGGCGTAGAGCGAACCCGTACCGTCGCTGAGCCAGCCGCGCAGGCGCCTCGACGCCTGTTCCTCGTCCTGCCGCCCGGCCAGGATGCGCAGTGTGAACGTGGCCTTGGTGAAGCCGCCGAAAGTCTTGTGCAGCTCACAGACGATGTCGGCGACGAAAAAGTGCGGCGCGGTCACGGCGGCGGGCAGGAAGGCCGAGCAGGTCACGGCATTCTGCTGCTCGTTCCCGGTCGTGCCGAGCTGCGCCCGCACCGCCGAAGCGAACCCCTCGGCCACCGCATCGAGATCCATCAGGCGAACCCGGGCAGCGAGTACGGGCTGATGAGCGCCTGCACATCAGGGTCGAGGCGGCTGACGCGGATGGCGCCCCACTCGGCCGAGCCGACGACACCCTCGGGAGAATCGGCGCGACGGAAGATGCGCGAGGCCTGCAGCAGGCTAGCCTGCGTGATGGCGTACGGGGTGACGGGCCAATCCCACCGCGCGGTTACCTGCACGTACGAATAGGCCGACCAGCTCAGCCCATAGCTGCGCAGGTAGGTGACGGGCTGCCCCTTGGCGATGGCGTTGTCGGGGCCGGCGCCGTACGTGCCGGCGGTCAGCGCGGTGTACGTCGGCAGCCCAGCGCCGGCACTGACGCCGACTGCGAGGCCAGTCAGGTCGCCGATAGGGTCGACGACCAGCTCGTCACCGTTGGCGTAGGTGGCGGTGTCGAACACCCGGGTGGTCGCCGTGCTGCCGGCCTGATTGAAGGTGCGGCCCGTGGCGGTGTTGATCTGCTCCGACGAGGTGCGCAGTGCGAGCAGTAGACGCGCGTCGCGCGTCGTATCGCTCAGCGGGATCTGCAGCGCTGCCTTGAGCGTGGTCAGGTCGCCATACACCCCCGCGGGCGCACTGGTCACGGTGACGATCTCGGTGGCCGTGACCGTATCGCCCTGCGGGTCGGTACCCAGCCAGCTGACGAGGTAGTCGCCCGCGGTCAGCGCGAGGCCAACTGTCCAGCTGTAGGCGTTGACACCGACCGCCGGGGCCGTAACGCCTACCGAGGTGGGCCCAACGATGTTGATGACGGGCGAGATCTTGGCGATGACGATCTGCACGCCGGTCATAGCGGTACTCGGCCCGCCGGAGTACGCACGCCATTCGGCGGTCAGCGTCAGCGTGTCGCCCGGAAAAACGGTCATGCGGTCAGCACCTCGACCCTGATCGCGTTGGCGGCGTCCATCGAGGCGGCGGGTACCGCGCCCGTCAGTGCGAGCGTCTGGCCGTACGTCGAATACCCGGCCCGCAGGAACGTCGGCACGGTCGGCTGCTCGTACATTTCGGCGATGCCGGAGTGCGTACGATAGGTCGCCATGGCGCCCGTGCCCTGCGAGCAGGCTGCGAGGTAGTAGCGACCGGGCGCGAGAGTCAGCCCTGGAGCGGCCGAGATCTTGCCGACCGTGATAGTGGGCAGCTCAGCCGAGCAGTACAGGTGCGTACCCGGACGGCCGTTGATGTCCGATGCGACCGCCAGACGGACGGTAGACGTGCCGGCGCCGACCACCGTGGTTTCGCAGGCGATCTCGGCAATCGTGATCGTGTTCGGTACCCATATCGGGACATAGCGCGCCTCGTACAGGTTCTGCGCGCCCGTGCCGATGGCGGTCGCCACGGGCGCGTAACGGGAAGCCGACCGCATCACATGGCCGAATGACGAGGGATCGGGACCCGACAAACCCTGCGCAGTCACGTCCCGACCCCCCTACCCGTCATCACCGGTTCAACCCACCTGGCAGGAAGCTTAGCGGGTGGTGGTCGGCTTGCTCGCGTCCGTGGTGCGCGACTTGGCGCCGTCGGTCCGGGCCGCGGCCGAGGACGTGACGGGCTGGTCGGACGCTTCGGCCTTGTCGGTGGCCTTCCCCA